CATATGGATGCTATTGTATATTTAGAAAAATTAAAACAAGAATTAAAACAAGATGGCAAAGCAAAAACTAACAGAAATAGAAAAAAAGATAAAAAGCCATCAATTACCCGAAATAAATCCCGCGTTTCATAAAACTGTATCGTACAGCCAATTTAATATTTATCAAACCTGTCCTCATCAGTGGTATTTAACTTATGTAGAAGGTAAATTACCTCCTTTTGCAAGTATACACACTACATTCGGAACTTCATTTCATGAAACACTACAACATTACATTACTGTAATGTATAGTGAAAGCAAAGCAGCAGCAAATCGAATAGATCTTCATGAATACTTTCAAAGTCGATTCTCAGAGAATTATTCTAAAGATTATAAAACAATAGGTTCGCATTTTAGCACTCCTCAAGAAATGGGGGAATTTTATGAAGATGCTATAGCTATATTAGACTGGATTAAAAAAAATAATGCAAAAGTATTTACTACTAAAAATGTAAGATTATTAGGTATCGAATTACCTTTACTGATTAAAATAGCTAATAATTTATATTATAAAGCTTTTATTGATTTTGCTACATTTGATGAAGATACAAATAAAATACACATCTATGACATTAAGACATCAACCAGAGGCTGGTCAGATAATGATAAGAAAAATGAAAATAAAATAGCTCAAGTACTTCTTTATAAAGAATATTTTGCTAAACAATATGACACTGATGTAGAAAATATTGAGGTAGAATTTATTATAGTTAAGCGCAAAATATACGAAAATGCAGAGTATCCTATTCCTAGGACACAGATGTTTACACCCGCTAGTGGTAAAAGTAAACGTAAACAGGCATTAGAAAATTTTCAAAACTTTATTACAAATTGTTTTGATGAATTTGGAAAATATCAAATAAAATCGTATATTAAAAATATTGGTGAAAAAAGTTGTAAGTGGTGTCCGTATCGAGATAATAAAGAGCTTTGTGATCAAAATGCTGGTTCTTTATAAGTTTATATATTTATTGTAGGATATACAATTACACTTATATAGATATATATGCTAAAACATAATAACAATATCAAATATTGTGGTATATATGGGATAACTAACCCAAAAGGGAAAATATATATTGGAAAATCTAAAGATATTGAACATAGATTTATGCAATATGCTTTATTAGACAAAAGAGTAATGGGAATTAAGTTATTTAATTCTCTTAATAAATACGGGTGGGATAACCATATTTTTGAAATAATAGAAGAATGTTATCCGCAACAATTAAATGAAAAAGAAATATATTGGATTCAACAGTATAATTCTGTTAAAGAAGGATTAAATATTAAATACGGTGGTGAAGGAGGAAATTGGTCCGAAGAATCTAAAAGAAAAATTTCTATAAGTAAGAAGGGTAAATCTTCTCCTATGAAGGGTAAATCTCGTTCGTATAAAGGAAGAATATCTCCTAATAAAGGAAAAAAAAGAAGCAAAGAAAGCAAATTATTAACAAGTAATAAACTAAAAGGTAAACCTCAAAATGGAAAACATATAATTAATTATATTACCAACCAAAAATGGATAAGTGCTTCTGAAGCAGGTAGGTATTATAATGTATCTTCTGTAACCATCCATAATTGGGTTAAGAAAAATAAAAATCATCTTAAATATAATTAACTATGAGTAAAAAAATGACACTAACCAGTGTAAAACTACCTGATAATTTATGGGAAAGTTTTCGCATAGAATGTGTAAGAAATAAATTTTCATTACAAAAATTAACAGAAAGAGCAATGTATCTTTATTTAACAAACGAAGATTTTAAAAAACAAATGCACAACCAGTTAGATACAACATTAACAAAAACTGAAGAATAATTTATGGCTAAAGAAGGTTATATCCCTAAATCCCAACGGAAAAAAATATTATTACTTTGTGATGATATTCGAATGACTAGTGGCATATCCACTATGGCCCGAGAAATAATATTAGGTACAGCCCATGTTTATAACTGGGTAAATATAGCAGGAGCTGTTACTCATCCTGAAAAGGGTAAACAAATAGATCTATGTGGAGATACCAATAACATAGCAGGAATAAATGACTCCAGTGTATTCCTACACCCCACTGATGGATATGGAAATCCAGATCTAGTCAGACAAATAATCCATATAGAGAATCCTGACGCTGTGATGTTTTTTACTGATCCAAGATATTGGGTTTGGTTATTTCAAATGGAGCATGAGATAAGGAAAAAGATACCTATGATTTATTTAAACATATGGGATGATTTGCCTTATCCAATGTATAATAAGTCATTCTATGAATCCTGCGATACTTTATTTGCAATTAGTAAACAAACAGAAAATATTAATAGAGTAGTTTTAGGAGAAGCAGCAAAAGAAAAAATTATTAAATATGTTCCTCATGGTATAAATGAAAATAATTTTTTCCCTGTTAATACCGATCGTATTGAATATTTAACATTACAAGAATTTAAAAAGAATCTATATAGTAATAAAGAGTATGATTTTACTTTATTGTATAATGCAAGAAATCTCCGCCGTAAATCAACTGCAGATTTATTATTGGCTTGGAAAATATTCATTGATGAACTTCCTGAAGGCAAAGCTAACAAATGTGCTTTAGTACTTCATACCCAACCTATAGATGATAATGGCACAGACTTAATTGCTGTAAAGGAAATGCTATTCGGAAATTTACCTCAGTATAATATTATTTTTGATGAAGGTAGATATGATGTTGGCAAAATGAATTTACTTTATAATGCAGCAGATGCTGTTGCCTTAATTAGTAGTAATGAAGGATGGGGATTATCATTAACTGAGGGAATGATGTGTGGTAAACCTATTATAGCTACTGTTACTGGAGGTATGCAAGATCAAATGCGTTTTGAAGATGAAGATGGTAAATGGATTAAATTTACTGAAGAATTTAGTACTAACCATAGGGGTAAGTATAAAAAGCATGGTAAATGGGCTTTCCCTGTATTTCCTTCTAATATTTCTCTTTTAGGATCTGTTCCTACTCCATACATTTATGACGATAGAGCAGATCCTCTTCATGTAGCTGCTCGTATTAGGGAAATTTATACTATTAAAACAACAAATCCTACTCAATACGAAGAAATAAGTAAAGCAGCTAGAGAATGGGTTACTTCTGATGAATCAATGCAGTCTGCTAGGTGGATGTGTCAAAATATAGTTGATGGTATTAATGAAACTTTTAATACTTGGAAACCAAAACAAACATTTAAATTAATTAATGTACAACCTTTAGAACAACCCTTACATTTTATCAAACACGTTATCGCTAAATAAAAATATGAAACAGTTACTTGTTATAAGCTGCCCAATTGATACTTACAGCGGATATGGAGCTCGATCAAGAGATATAGCATTATCCCTAATCAATTCAGAGAAATATGATGTTAAAATTCTTCCCCAAAGATGGGGTGCAACTCCTTTTGGATTTTTAAAAGCAGATAATTTTGATCATAAAAAAATATTAGACTGCATTTTACAAACTCCTCAATTACATAAGCCCCCTGATATTTGGATACAAATAACAGTACCTAATGAATTTCAGTCTGTAGGAAAATATAATATTGGAATCACAGCAGGTATTGAAACAACTCTTTGTGATGCTAGTTGGATTGAAGGGTGTAATAGAATGAATCTAAATCTAGTTTCATCAGAACATGCTAAAAAAGTATTTAAAGAATCCAAATTTCAAAGAATCAATAATCAAACACAACAGGTAGAAGCAAATATAGAATTAACTGCCCCTGTAGAAGTATTATTTGAAGGAGTTAATACAGATGTTTATAAGAAGATAGAAGAATTTAAAAACGGAGATTTATATGATTATATTGATTATATTTCTGAAGATTATGCTTTCTTATTTGTAGGTCATTGGTTGCAAGGAGAAATGAATGAAGATAGAAAAAATGTAAGTGGATTAGTTCGCATTTTTCTTGAAACATTTAAAAATAAAGTATCAAAACCTGCTTTAATTTTAAAAACACAATC